GCCACTAATTCATCCAATGAATTAATCTGCTTGTTATATCTTTTACCAATATATGAAAGAACATCTTCGTCTTTTAAATCTGTACCAATTGGCTCAGGCTCCGGGTCATTACCTGCCGGCTCCGGGTCTTGGTTGGTATCTTGATTCAACGACTCTTCGTGTTTATCAAGTAATTCTTGTTCCACCTCTTGAACACTCTTAGGTTCAATTATGTCTACGGCTCTAACTTTTAATTCCATTTGATTTGATTTAATTTATACAAACTTATACAAAATTTTTGACATTTTTATCGAGGCTCAAATTCTGCTAAGTCAAACCCATCCAAACTATCCTCGTTTGACTCAAAATCCATAGGAGGAAGATTGTTCTTTCTTTGATTAATTAACTTAGATTGCTCGGTGTTTTGTTGACTAATTCTCTTAGATTTCGCATCCTCTTTCATTTGGTCTCTTTCACTAATCTTACTAACCTCCATTCCGTGAAGTTGCATATTGTAGTCAAACTCTTCACGCATCAATTGTGATTTAAGCATTGCCTCTTTCTCAGTCTTCTGCATATCAAATGCAACTTCGGCTTGCTTAATCTTAATCTTTGAGTTGGTCTCCATATCAATTTTCTGCATAGCAACCTGACCTGCCAACTCTTGAGACTTCAATTGTTGTTGAGCAATCATTGCCTGCTTCTGCATTGCCATCTTCTCTTCACGCTCTTGAGTCTTAACTCTCTTAAGTTTCAATAATTGGTTTGCAAGTTTTAAGTTGCGAATCTCACGTATGTCAATTGCATCCTCAAGATTAATATCTCCTTTAGATAAAGCCATTTGAATGTTTGCTTCAAGTTGTGCTTTTTGTTCTTCATCAGGAGAAACCTCAATGAATATACCAAAGTCATAAATGTAAAGGTCCTTAATCTCGTTAAGTATAGATACATTGTATTTACCAATTTGATTAGCAAACTCATCTTTAAAATCAGCGTATTCTAAAATGTCGCCAATTCTATAAGTAAGAGCCTCAGCTAATGAACGATAAATAAACAAAGAACCATCAAGGATATGCCTTGTTGCTGTATTAGAGTTTAACGCAGCTAACTTCTGTAACCCAACTAATGAGTTAGGGTCAGGAGTAGAACCATCTCTTGCTTCGTTAAGACCGGTCACAGACCTAATCATATCAATGTAGTGGTTCATATTGGTAATTAACATTTGCGTTTTAGCTGCACCTGAGTTAGATGTCAACTGAGTAATAGGAACTCTTGCATTGTTAAAGTCTCCATCTTGAGTAAAACTTCTACCAATTACACTACCTGTTTGGAAGTATAATCTTAAAGCATCCTCAGGATTATATGCATTGCCCGTACCTAAGTCGATTTCATTTAAACCATCAGCATCAATGAAAACACCATCAGGAACTGTACGTGCAATAACTTGTTGTAGTTTTAAATGCGTGATTTGAATCAAGTCAGCGAATGGTATCATTCTTCTACATAATGATTCAATAACTCCCTTATACATACGAGGAGCACACGCTACATAGTTTGGCAATGCGTGCTGAGTAGCTGACTTAGGGCGAACCATATTTTCAGATAACTTCCACTGCAATAAGATATTGGTACCCATTACCATAATACCTTCATACCAAACGTCAATAGTTTTTTCAATCTATTCAAAATTACCTTCCTCCATCATTTCAGCAGGAGGATTGAATGTATCATCTTTTTCAATAACACGAGAGCCACCTCCTTCAAGTATCTTTTTCTTATAAACAACTTTTTTAGTTGACTTATAATTGAAGTACATTAAAGTACAAGTATCACGATGGAACATACTATTCTCGTAGAACTGTGCTACGTTGTAGTAATCATACCACGCTTGGCTATATTGAGTAATTTCTTGTAAATCTTCTTTAGTTAAAGATTGGTCAATCTTCATTAACTCGGTTAATGCTAACGTCTTAATCTCTCCCCAATAAAATACATCTCTAAAGTATGGGTCTTCTGTATAACTATAAACAATATTAGCAGGGTCAACATATGAAAGTTTAACTCCTGCTCCTTGTAAGAACTCGTGCTTCGCAACACCAATGCCTATAACAGTAATGTCATAGTCAGTTCTTTTGCGAATATCGTCATAATGATTATTGTCAAATATTGTATTGATTGCTTCTTCTTCTGCAATCTCGATAGCAGGCTTATAATTAAGCTGCATATATAATGATAATTCCTCGTCAGTTTCCGGTAGTTTTTCAGGGTCCATTAAAAATGGATTAGCCCCTGTCATCTCTTGTATCTTACTAAGGACAGGCTTACCTGCCATTTGAGTTTCAAGCATATCTTGATACTTGTTTCTTTTAGCTTGAGACATTGCATCTTGTGCATATGCTTTTACTTTAAACAATCTATCAGACATTCCATTAACAACAATATCAATAAATTTTGGAAGGATAGGTACAGGAGTCCAATCTAAGTTTAAATAAGATAAGTCTCCGTCAATAGCTAATTCATTTTTATATTTTGCAATTGATTGTTCTCCACGTGCGTATAATCTTAATCTGCGAAAATCTCTCCATTGACTGTAATACCTACAAGAGTTCCCGTCCTTTCTAAACCATTCATATTGAATAGCCTGACCGACTTGCAACCCAAACTCTTTTGTTGCCTTTTCCGCATCAGATACCATCTGATTGGGAAATGAATTGGCATTTATTTGTACTGTTACATTTTTCATCTAATCAATTGACTTGTTGTTCCTTCGTTTTTATACTTAGCGAAGTTAATAATTAATTTTGATTCTTTTTTCTCCGGTATGTATAAGTGCTTCTGATTAGCCATAATGCATAATCCTGAACTAATAGAAGCATCAAATTTTGTTCTGTCGTTTATATCAAACTTAGCCCAATCTTCAAGCGTCCTTGTAAATGGCATTGTTCCCATTTGCTCAGGGTCTCTATACTTAGCTTCTAAATCCATTCCTACAAATTTCTCTACATAAGATTCAATTGCGGAGGCGTGTGCTTGCTTAACATCTTCTGATGAGTTTGGAATACCACCCAACTCTCGTTCAGTCTTAGTCAATTTTGCTAATTGCTTATCCGGTCTATTAATTGAAAATCCTCTGTATCCTCTATTCTTAAGATGGTATAAAAGTCTTGGCTTGTTGTTCTCTACTAAGATAGGCATTCCGTAGAACACTATTGCCATAAGAACTTCTTCAAAAAATATTTCCGCTGTCTGTGGACGAGCGATATACTCTAAAAAAAACTCATTGGTTGGAGCGTCATCCATATGAAACTTAGTCATTCCGTGTAGTGCACCATTAGACCCACGCCCCCCAACTACTGCTGAGATGTCGTAAGAGTCGCAACCAAATGAACCAAGATGTTCATTTCCGGGATATTTAATCCCGTTACGCATATGTACATTATTCTGCATATGCTTAGGAGGTGCCCAACTTATATTGAATCTACCACGAGTATCAGGAGTCCAAATAACCTCAGTATCTTTTATGCCATCCTTCCACGAAAATGACCCACGAGTAAGGTAATGTTCCTTAATCATTGAGTCGTTATAGTCAATCTGCTGATATATCTTAGTTAAATTAAATAAGGCTTGCTTGCTCTCGTCTCTAAATGCGTGAGATTCGGTACGTGGGAACTGACGATAAAACTCGTTCAGTGCATCGGCATCACTTTTTAAAGAGTCAACCTCTGCCTCCCAATAGTCAATGGCTCCATTTGTAATCCAATTGCCATCGACTCCTTTTATTGGATGCTCAGGTTTTTTAAATACCGGGAAGCCGTATATATCAATAAACCCTTCCATATTCCACTCCATAGGAATAAACAATGCATACAAACCGCTTTTTGTTTGTCCATTGGCATTACGATTCTTTACATTGGAATCTTCGTAAATGTCTTTATAGTTCTGTCCTCCTTTGCTTAAAGCATTTGAGGTTGAACCCATCATACACTTGCCAATAATTTTACTACCCAATCGTAAACAGGTTTTTGTTACACGCCAATTCTCTTTGATGTTTACAGGTTTTGTCCATTTTGCAGACTCATCGTGAGCCAAGAACAATAACTTCTCTCCATCGTAAGAATTATCCTCAGTGTTCTTCCAATCTATTGAAGTATCTAAACCATCGACATCGCTGTCGTCAGTTTCGTACATATTCTTCTTTGTAATTTTTGCTGCCGGAACTCTGTATGCTAACTCAGTTTTTGGCTTGTCCATACCATCCATCACAGGCTTAAAGAAAAATGGAAGTCGGCTATTAATAGGCACGACCTTATCTGTAAACATCTTCTTAGCATCGGCACCCGTCTTAGATAGAATACCTATACGTGCGTCACGTGCGAGCGTGCCTATGTTAACACACTCTGATGATGACATAAACGAGAATCCCGAACGTCTAATCTTTAGGTATATCATACCAAATGACCTTGGGTCAGCACGACACGCTTCCCAAAATATCCAATATATTCTATTGGCTTCACGGAAGTCAGGGTATCCTACGTCAATACTTGACCACTGCAAGTACATATAGTGTGAGCCGGTTATGTAAGTCTTGACGCCATTATTCATAAACCAAAAGCCTTGCTCTCGGAAGTCAAACTCCTGCTCAATATAATCGACCCATCGGTCTTTAAATTCTTTTGGCTTTTCGTTCCATTGAAATATGGATTGTATTTTAGCTAACTCACGAGGAAGTTCTTGACGTTCCCAATATTGTTCAGCTTTTGTGGAGTGTCTTTGAAGACACTTTTCAGGAGTAACAGGCAAGGCAATCTTAAGTCCTTCTATTTCATATATCTCTCCTATCTGTCCGGTCTTTGAAATAACAACAACATCATATTGGTCGTTATAGCCATAAAGCCACGACCTCACTCTATTTTTATTAGAGATGACGGAAGCAGGTATGCAATCCTTGACTACCCTGCATAAACTATTGTTTTGACCTTCTTTCTGCAAATCCTTGTTTTGTGTCTGTTTTACTTATTCCTCTATCTGCGGACTCAAGATTTTCTTTCTCCGCTTCTATTCTACTCAATATTTCAAATGCATCAAAGATGGCTAACTTCTTAGCTGCTGCTGCATTCTTCATTTTATCTGCTGCCAAGTCAATGCTCATTCCTTCAATCTCAGCACCAATAATATCTTCTTCAGCTACTTTAATAAGATGAGTAACCGCTTTATATCCTGCTTCAATGATTCTGAGTTTTATTTCTTTAGTATCTTTCATTACTTGGCTTTTAAAAATATTACCTGAACTAAACGAGCAGTCAATGCTTCTCCAAAGTTATCAAAAATATTCCTCGAGTGTGGAGCATCTGAACTAAAGGCTATCATACGATTAAACTTTGAGTACATTGTAAGAAGAGGTTTATTCTCCTCGTCATAAATTGTAGTCCCATCATCCTCAGGAGCCTGCTCGTTTAAATATAAAAGGCAAGTAATATCTCCCATCATTTCATCTGTATGTATAAAATTCGGTTCTTCTTGGTTCAATGGAGACTTCCTAATAAAGTTTAATGCTACTTTGTAACCACTAAATAGTTCACTACAGTATTTGGCAAACTCATCGTTAGTGTCTCGTGGCTGAATGTTTTTGAAAGTGTACTTACCATCTGCCACGTCTTGAAACCCGTGCAAGTGTATATCTGATACATAGGATAATGGGTCTTTAATAATGTTGTCGAATGTGATTAGATTCATAATTTGATTGTTATTTGGTGGTCATACATTCTATATAGCTTCTCATCATCCACAGTAAACTCATACTCACTGTCAGGAGAAAAACAAACCATATCGCCTTCTTTTATACCACGTTCAATAAGATACTCATTAGGGTATTTCATTATACCCATCAAAGGTTCTTCTGAGAATGGTTTCTTGATATAACTTTCAGTTGTAGGAATAGGCTTGACAAAACAAAACCTATCATAAGCGTTCCACGTGGAATCTTGCTTATACATAAAGAACTGCTCGGTCTCAATAAAGAATAGGTCATCTTTAAAAAATGACTTACCACTTTTTTGCCTACCACGCATATCGTTATAAAACTTGAATACGTTATGGTGCACAAGTAAAGTATCACCTTCTTTAATGGGTCCCTTGTACCCTAATGGAAGTTCAACGACTTCTGCAAATCGGTTAGAGAACTTGTGGTCCTCCTCAGAAGTACTGACGATAAAGTCAATTCCTCCTATCTCTTTGGTGTTGTCGTATCTCTTTCCATTAACCGGCTTGGCTATGAAATAGAATGGAGACCTCATTAGATATTTATATTATATTCAATTGAAATTGGAATCGTGGAGGTGAACTCTTTCCAAAGAACCACCTCTGCCTTCTCGTTTATAATGTAAATCTTGATAGATTGTTTCTCGACATCGAGTTTAATCAAGTGTATTTCATTCGTATCATTCAATACCTTTTGACCTACAATGTAGTGCATTGCACCGCCTTTATAATCCGGTCCTATTGATATTTTACGAATATCCATTATAATTCTTCTTTTTTTATATTATCTTCTTTTTTTATCTTATACTCAGCAAACCAAGTAGGATTGATTTCATTAATTCTTTGTTCTAATTGTTCTTCTGTATCAAACTCTTCAATATAAGGTTGACCTGTTTCTAGTTTATTACCAATTTCTAATTTAACAATGTGAAATATGTGTGCCGAATTGTGGCAAAGTACCCATTTTGTTTCTGTTATGTTATCTATAGTATGCATAATTAATTGTTTTAATTTGTTGTCACTGTACATCCTCTTCCTTGTAAAGTAGCTTTTGCTGCTAATCCTGTGGCACTAGGTGTTGATGATGTACCTGTTATTGTTACAGTTCTACTTAAAAATGCAGTTGTTCCATTTGTTCCATCTAATGCAGCTAATCTTACCAAAATATTATCAACACTTGCTTGATTTAAAGCACAACTTGTAAAAACTACGTTACCTAATGTTCCACCAACTTGTTTTAATCCTGAACCAAAACTAAAGGTAGTTAAATTAGCAGTTCCCGAAGTAAAATTTATACACGTACTACCTGAACTATATATTCTTACAATATTTGGTAAAGTAAAACTTGTTAAAGCAGCACAAGTTGACACGATTAAAGCGGTACTAACATTATTATTATTAAGAGTTGTTAAACTTGGAAAAGATATACTTGTTAATGATGTTAAACCTGAAATTGTAATTGCTGCAAAACAAGTTGCTAATGAATTAAAATTAAATGAAGTAATGGCTGATTGACTTGTTATACTTATATTTCCACCAACAGAAACTAAATTTGAAAAATTAATACTTGTTACTACGGCTGAATTACTAGAACTTATTGATAAGTCAGTACCGATATGAGTTAAACTTGTAAAATTTAGATTTAAAATAGAACTTGCACCCAAAACTCTAAAACGATTACCAACTATTTGTAAATTTGGTATTGAAGCAGCCAAATCTGTAACTAATGATGGTGCAAAATCCCATTGACCACTTACTCCAACTAAGTTTGGAAAACTTAAAGTACTAAGGTTTGAATAAGCAGTAGTCATATCTTTTAAAATTTCTACATTACTTGTAAAAGAAGTAATTGTAGAAGTATAACTTGAATTAACTGATAAATTACCGGTCTTTCTGTAACCAATTAATGAATTACCATCCACATTTAAGTTAATTTGATAATTTTCAAAATAATATCCCGGGTTAAGTCCATTAGTCGTAACAAATGTAAATGTAGGCATAACCGGACCGCTAACGCTAAGATTAGCAATATCTTGAGTTGTAGTTTTTGATGTTACACCACCTTGTACCAAAGGAACTGCCTCAGTTCCTGTTAGTGCAGTAGCAACAGGTAATTCACTAATTTTTATATTTTCCATTTTCGTTTATTTTTTAGATTCTGAATAATAATTAGGATTACCTGTTAAAACAGTTAATCGTTGTTCTAACTCCGCTTCTGTCTCAAACTGCTCTAAATTTGGTTGTCCTGTTTGTACACTATTCCCCACTTGTAAATGAACAATATGAAATACATCAACTGAATTATGACATAAAACCCAAGTTTCTTTTGATACGTTATCTATAGTATTCATAATATTTATTTTTAAAGATTAATTGTTTGATACAGTGAATCCACGAGAAATTAATGTAGACTTAGCAGCAAGCCCTGCTGCTGATGGAGTTGCATTGGTACCACCATTTAATTGTAGATACCCATTTGCATTAAGAGTTGTGCCATTAGTTCCATCCAAACTTGCCATAACCAATAAAATATTATCAACAGATGTTTGAGTTAAGGCATTATTAGTAAATCTGCAATATGGTGTATTGTTAGTAGCATTTCCCCAATTTTTTGTTACACCTACAGCACCTAATATTAAATTAGTAAGATTACTATAATAGTACACACCTAAATTGGGGGTTATTGTTACTAATGCAGGGCAATTAAAATTTGTTAAATTAACACTAGTACTTCCACCAAATGATGTTAAAGTAGTTAATAAAGGAAAATCAATTACAAAACTTGATAAAGAATCATACCCAATATTAAAACCACTTTTTCTTAATGAAGGGAACATAGATTGTCTAAATCCTGTTAAATTATGGTTTGGATATTGAATTGATAAACCACTACTACAAGTTACTAAATTAGGAAAATTATATGTTGTCAAATATGGTGTTCCTCCAAATAGGATAGCATTTGAACTAATTAAAGAAGATACATTTAAAGTTGCTAAGTTAGCATTACTATAAAAATTTAATGAATTAGTAATATATTTTAATGATGGAGCAGATAAACTAGTTAGTGTAGTGGTATTTATAACACTTAAATTACCTGCAGTTTCAACTTCGGGAAATGAAAGAGTCGTTGCAGTAAATGGACTACCTATATTTGAACTATTAGCATCAAATTGTAAATCAATGACAGTAGTGTAAGGTACTATGGTTGTGCCATTTGTATTTGCAGGAATAGCTGCAGCTAAACTTACATAAGGACTAATAGGACCACCTATACTACCATCAGCTATAATTTTTAATTCGCCTATTGGATTAGCTGATGATACAATATCTGCTACTGTACTTGAATAAGTAACTCCTCCCTGAACTACAGGTATTTCACTATCTGAATTTACATTAGTTAATGCAGGTAATTCTGAAATTTTAATTGTTGCCATTTTTTTATAATTATTCTGTTATTAATATATTACCGTTTTCTGTTTCTAATATATAACCACTTTCTGTTGTAATCTGTTCTAATGGAGCATAAGGACTGCAACTTAACAATGTAGTTTTTGTCAACACAGCATTCCATACTTCAGAAGGATTTGAAGGGTTAAATGATAACACGACATTTGCTCCTGAAATAGATGCAGTAAATGTAGCTGATATAGTTCCAATAGTTGCCTGTACTGACCTAACAATTGTAACAACTGATGTATAGCTATTCCAAGCTAAAGTCAAAATACCTGTTTCAAAACTTGTACCATTATTTACATTATAATTATAAACAACACCAATATAAGTTATCTTATTTGTATTATCTAAAATACTTGTGCCGGATATATCACAAAATTGTATTGAAGCTGCTCCAATATCCCAAGACCTATTAGCACTTAAATCTTGTGTAACTCCATTTATGGTAATCGTTCTTGATGAAGGAACCTTGCTATTAAATGTTGACCAATCAGTAGAAGAAAGGTATCCTGACTGAGTAGAACCTGACTGTAAGATACTTAATGTCCTGTCAGCACTTAAATCTCCTCCACCTTGTAATGGAGATGTTGTTGAAATACTTCTTGTATTTGGAACTGCACCTAAATTAATTAACGCACCTGCAGCAGTTGATGCTCCTGTACCACCTCTATTAACTGCTACTGCAATACCATTCCAAGTAGCCGAAGTTATTGAACCCGGATAATCAAAAGTATTAGTTGACCAAGATACGTTTGAAGGTGCTTGAAAATGTCTGTCCCATCCACCTGCTGCTATTGAATTATCAGTTAATTCTAATACACATAATCCACCTGATGGTATAGAAACAACTAAAGTATTTGAGTTATTATTTACTAAAATAGCCCCACTACTTTGATTATTATTAAAAACATAAACTGCACCATTAGGTAAAGTTGTAGCATCAGGAAGTTTAATTGTTTGACCTCCTGAACCTGTTACTAAATAACTTGGAACTGAAGCAACTGTTAAAACTACTTGAGTTCCTGAAGCTGTAATTGAACTAAATCCATCAAATACATTATTTACATATAAATTTTTGCTTCCTAAATTTAAGTCTTGTGTTGCACCTACATATGGAACATATCCTGTTAAAGTTGGGAATGTTTGTAACGCTCCCGTTCCATCAATATACTGAAGTGTTGTTCCTGCTCCTGTGATAGCAATTGTACCATTAGAAGTTAAAGGAGAATTTGAAACACTAAAAGCTGAAGGCATACTAACGCCTATAGATGATATTGTTCCTGTGCCTTTATTATTAAATGTATTCCAATCAGTGCTTGATAAATATCCATTGCTTGCAGTTCCTGATTGAGAAATACTAATTGCACCTGTAGTATTATTGTAACTAATAGGAGACGTACCACTTAATGACCCTAAGGTTATAAATGATGCTCCATTAGTTAATTGATTTGTATTTGTTGGAATTGTAATAACTCCTGTTGTACTATTATATGCTCCTGAACCTGCAGCAAATGAAAGTGCTGCTCTTGCTCTTGAGTTTAAATAATAAAGATTATTAACTCCTTCAGCAATATTATCAGTTGTTAAATTAACTGCTCCTACTTGACCATTTACAGATGTAACAGCATCTGTATTATCTATTTGCTGCCAAGATGTTCCATCAAATATAGCCCAATCGCCTACAAACCAATCTGTAATTCCATTCAAGTTGGTTGTCCCTGCTACATTAACAATGTAATAATTCCCTGCAGTACCAACACTACTTGTTAATGTAGGGCTATTAGTAGCTGCATTCCAAGTTCCTTGATAAGCAGTACCTCCTACTAAACTATTTATTTGGTTTTGTAATTTACCAAATCCTGAAAGAATTGAATCTGTTGCTAAAACAGTTCCTCCTGTAATATTTAATCCTGTTAATGCTTTACCTGTTACCGCAGCAGTACCTAAAGCAATTGAAGCAGCACCCGGACCTGAAGCCGTTGCTTCTCCCGTTAATGATGTAATATAATTGCCGGCTGCTTGCTTATTATTAAATGCAGTCCAATCAGAAGTACTTAATGCACCACGAGTAGTACCACTAGCTGTTGGTACATTTAAAGTAATTACAGGAGTAGTTGTTCCATTTGCAACAGTAGATGTTATATCAGAACCTGATGTTCCAATAGTTAACGCAGCAACTGAAGTAACAGAACCTCCTCCTTTAGAATTAAATGTACTCCAATCAGAAGGACTTAAAACACCTCTATTTGTCGCTGATGCTGTAGGAACATTTAAAGTGATTACAGGAGTTGTTGTTCCTGATGATACGCTTGAACTCAAATCAGTACCTGATGTACCTAATGTTAAGGAAGATACAGAAGTAACAGTACCAACTGTCCAACTTCTATCTGAAGTTAAATCATATGCTGTTCCATTAATAGTCAATTGTCTACTTGATGGAACGCCACCTAATCCATTTAATGTATAATTTGGTACATTAAGGACAGTGCCTACTAATGTAGATGCTCCGCTTGAACCTGTGGTTGTAAGCGTAATAGAAGAGCCTCCTCCTCCTCCAAACAAATCCTTTAACTGTTGTAACGTAAAGTTATAAGTTTGGTTTTCAGGAGTACCTCCAACACTTGTTCCAATAAGTTTATCACTTAATTTAGGAAGAGCATTTGTAGGATATGAATTAATTTTTCCCATTTTAAACTAAAGTTAAAAGATACAATGTCTCATTTACAAGACCTAGCATCTCATCCATAATATTTTGTAAGTCAGAAGCATAATTGTCTCTTTCCGCTTCAATGGTTGCTTGCATCCCTTTTAAATGGGTTACAGCATCTTGTTTTTTTGCCTCAGGGATAGTTATCTCAAGACGACCACTGCGACCAAACAACTTTTCAGTGAATGAGTCAGTCAAATCTAAGATTCCATCATAATAGGCATTTAAAGCCTTATGCTCTGCAAAAGACCTTGTATCCAAATGAGTCAAGTGCAT